CTGTTATACAGGACGTTCGATCACCTTGCGCAAGAACTGACTTACTCGGGCAGCTATGAGCCAGCAGATCCCAGCTTCGATCCCGAGCCCGGTCTCCCCGGCGGTAGCGGCCCCTCAGGCAGCACCCTCGGCGGATATGGGCTCAACAGCCTACCCGCAGTGGGTAGCCAATACCCAGGGGGTGCCTTCGGTGGCTATGCCCCAAATGCAGTCGCCGGCAACACCGGTTACGGCCCCTTCTACCAGCAACCAGTACAACCAGTCTCCGTCAGCCTCCTCCCCGTCCAACCCGTGGGAAGCAGCGATGGGCAGCCTGGAACGGGTGGTTTCTCGGATCTCCCCATCCCCCAGCCAGGCACAACAGTATCCTCAGTACCAAATGGTGCCGCAGGATACTCAACAGTACAGTCAGAATTTACAGGCCCAACCCTGGCTGTACCAAGCGCCTACGGATCAGCAGATCTCGTACAACAGCGCGTATACAATCCCGACTTCCTATCCGACTTCTACGGAAGCGCAACCCGCTCAACTAAGCGAGGAAACAAGCGCCGTAGTTAACCACTTCGGTATTGAAGCCCCTGCGATTCTGAATGAGTACGCCGTTACTCTGGAAGATACGCTTATTCAGCAGAACGAAAACATGGAAGCCCTCGCTCTGCGAGCCGGCGCCATGGAGCACATTCTGACTGATCCCGATCAGCTGGCTGACTACACCAATCGTTTCTTCACGGAGGTCTACCCCGTGGATGACGAAATGGAGTATGGCTACGGGCAGCAGTACGAGCCTCAGTACGATCAGTTCCCTGCCGTTCCCGCCTCTACCACCGGCGGTGCCCGCGGCGCTGATCCTGAGTCCCAGTGGAATGGTTTCACGCAGACCATGGATCAAAGCCCCGAAAACGCTTGGCGCTATCTGTCTCAAATGAGTCCAGAAGCTCTGCGTAGCAAGCTGTTGTTCCTGGACAACGCTTGAGCTAGTATCCTTTCGGAGGATTCAAGGGGAACCCCGTCTGTTAGGCGGGGTTTTTTCTTGTTAAACTACTTTTAGCTTTACCGTATAACTTTGGCTCCCTTCCGAAGCGAAGCTCAGCGCCGCAAATTCTACGCAATGAGCGAACGCGGTGAAATTTCTAAGGACAAAGTAAAAGAGTACGAAAAAGAAACTAAAGGGGATCTCCCTGAGCGGGTGAAGAAGAAAGAGAACATGGTTAAAGCCAAGCGTAAAGCGGAAAAATTCGCCAAAAAACGTAAGGAAACTCCCCGTGGCTAACTTGAACCGTCGGTCTAACGCCGCTTTGACTCCAAGTGAGTCTATTGCGGCGCTTCAATCTGAGTTAAACGCTCTCCGAGAGCTTTACGTCAGGGATATGGAGAACATCAGCGCAGATATGCAGACACTCAGTAAAAAAGTCGAGTCTCAACCCGCCGCTGAAGGTTGAATTTAAAAGTTTTATAATATATGTAACTCCCAGGGGCCGTCATGTACACGCCGTTAAGTAATTGGCGTTATGACAGCGGTTTCCACAGGATTCAGAGCGGGCCGGATCACGAAGGTTACCGTGTCGTCAGCTCCGGAATCGTCGATACGGGAGCAGATATCGGAATTATTGCGCCGGGGGCTCCTAATAGCGGACTCTGGTACAACACAGATGACTGGCGGGCGGTACCAAGCGCTGTTTCCGGTTATTGGACCAATTATTCGGATGTTGACTACGCCCCTAGCGGCGCTTTAAGCAGTTACGTCGGGTACCGCCCTCTAGGTGTTTCGACGATCGCTAACGCAAAAGTTTCTACGTCTTATGGACCTCAATTTGGGTTGAGGACCACTGGGCAATCTACGTATTTCAACGGTGTTGCACCGGCGTCTCAAGCGTACACGCCATACAACACTCCAGATGAAAACACGGCAGCTCAGGGGTATACCGGAGGCGGCGTAACTCATGGTCGGTATGAGGGAGGCATTCTCACGAATCCGACTAACGACACCTCAGGATCCCGTGCCGCGTGGATCTATAACCCCCCTGTTTATTGCAAAACCTACACTGAAACGGTGCGCAGTACGGCTCCTGGTTTGATGTCCACGGCTCTTCGGTACATATACCGCGGTAAAGCCGGAACGTATGTCTCCAACTTCGCGGCCATTTATCACCAGCTGCCCGAAGGTGTTAGGTCGATGGTGCGCACGTATTCGCCTACTGTTAATTCCAGCAACCAAAAATCGATTTGACCGCTAAAAATGCGACAAGCTGGTTTTGTTCAGCTTGTTTTCTAGTTAAATTAAGTATGTAGTTCTTCGGAGGTTGACGCTTTGTTCGTCGATAATGACTTCCCGAAGCTGCTGGGCGCTGAATTATACCGTCCTCACCCCGCTTACGTGGTGGAGATGGCAGCAGAGCCTGTGGTTGTTCATGATTTCTCTAAACAACCCGGCCAGACTGTTCAGTTAGACCGGTATCGCTTCTGGGGCAATCCTGGTTCCAAAGAGAGCCGGGAGCGCACTGCCGAGCAAACCATCGGCACGGCTAACAGCCGCAACATTGTTAAGGACAAAGTGCTCGTGACCCTCCGCGAGTACACTGGTCCTGCTGACCCGAGTGATCCCACTCAGCCGAGCACCTTCAAGATTGCTCGCGAGACTCTGATCACCGCTCAGCGTCTGCTGCTGGATACCGGTAACCTCACCGCTTTCCACCAGTCCATCGGTTCTCTGACCCTGCTTGACGACTATCGTCGTTGGCGCGACCGGGTGTTCATCAATGAACTCCTGAAAGCTGTTTCCAAGGGTCAAGCTTCCGACAGCCAAGGTGGTTACTACTATCCCGGCGATCTCGCTGTTGGTAGCCTCACCTATGCCAACGCCGAACAAGCCAAGTTCGACGTTAAGGATGACCTGCTGCGTGTGGTGAAGAGCCTGCGTAAGCGGAACACTCCTACCTACCAGGACGGTTTCTATCGCTGCGTTTGCGATCCTACCTTCCTGATGCACCTGCGCCAGAACAGCGACTTCCGCGAAGTTGCTCGTTACCCCGGCAACGGTCAGATCAACCCCCTCATGTCCTCGATGCAGCCCAACGCTGCCATCTACATGGGTCAGGGCTTCGGTCAAGCCACCTTCGTGGCGGGCGAGCCGATTATGCCCACGGGTTTTGTGTTCGAAGGCGTTCGCTTCTTCGAATCCACTAACATGCCCTCTCAGAGCCAGACTGCCACCATCGGCGGCACGTCTAAGGCTTATGAAAGCGCAATCGGTATGTTCTTCGGTCCCCAGAGTGTTGGCGTCGGCATCGGCGGTAACAATGCTCAGGTGCTCCTGAATAACAACGACGATTTCAGCCGTTTCATCATGATGATTTGGAGCCTGTACGCAGGTTTCGAACTCCTGAACGCTGACTTCGCGACCATCGCCTACTCCTTTAACGCTTGAGGAGGTAACTAACGATGGCCATCAACCCTAACCAGATCTCGGTTGCCAAGATTTATCCTGGTAACTACACCAACGTTCTTCGTTACTGGCACGAAGCGAAGTCCGTTGATTTCCTCAACGAAAACGGCACCAGCGAGACTCTCGCCAACCAACCCGTTGGCGGTCCTGTTGGCGTTATTTTCCGTCCCGGCTGGATTGCTCAGCAAGCTGTCGGTTACGTAGACCTGTCTTACCAGGCTCTGGGTTCCGTCAACCAGCTTGAGTACTACACCAAGCCTTACGGTTCCGGTCTGAACGGTGACAACGTCGCCTTCACCACCGGCAACGTGATCATCCCCTCTCCGGATTATCACAAGGACGTGCGTGCCGACATTGCTGACGGCATCACTGTTCCTTCCGGTGCTTACGTGTACCGCGTGGGTCTCCGTATCGACGGCGGCGACGTGGTGTCCAGCGGTGTGGGCGGCGGTTCCGCTACCCCCACCCTTGGTCTCGGTCCCGCACTGGGCGTAGGCCTCACCGCCACCCCTTCGGCCAGCGGTTTCTTCGCTACTGTTGTTGGTTCCAACAGCCGTATTGAGAACGGTTCGTTCAACTCCAGCAACGCCTGGAATGATGCGAACATGCACGCCGTTACCTCCGCCACTACCTACAAGCTCTCCACCGTGGGCAACCTCGGCGGCGCAGCTGCTTCTGGTTTGGCTCAGGCTTCCGGTGTGTACGACCCCCGCGCCAAGACCGGCAAGCTGCTCGGCAAAGACAAAGCTCTGGCAATCTGCGAAGTTTGCTGGCTTGTTCCCGACGAGCCGCCCAAGCGTTCCGACGTGGCACTCCAACCCGCCGGTGTGGTGGAATCTTCGATCTACACCAGCACCTCTCCTTCGGCCTGATAAACTTAATCGGATGTCGACGGACGCCCCCTCCTCGGAGGGGGATTTTTTTTTACTTAATTCCTATCGATTTACGCAGTAGTTCTTGTTTGATCTCCTCTAAACGATCTTCTGGATTGATGCTGTATGTTTTTCCGGTTTCCACAAGGTCTACCAAGGACCTGGCCCAGTTTTCTGGGTTGACGTAATCCAACATTCCTGCTGTACGACTTAACGTTTCCGGACTGAATCCTCCACCTGCTATACCTAAACCGCGATGAACATCGCGTCGAACCTGGGCTTCCGGAGTTGCTTGAGTTTTAGCTACGTAGCGGACTACACTGGGAGCCACCGTGAGAACATCTGCGGGTTGTAATGCGCTTGCGGCTAATCCAGTTCCACCTACCGCAATACCTCGCGCTACCGCACGGCTAGGCGACATGCCGGCTCTCATGTTGGAACTTGTTTCGCCGAAGACGTTGACCACATCGCCAGCAAAAGGAATTGCCTGTAGCAATCGTCTTGCGGGTGCCGGGATCTGAGGTAAACCCGGTAAACGAAAATTAAAAGGCACCTACTTTAAGACCGTACACTATTGCCAGTTTAAGGTAGGATACCGTTCAGATACTGTTCACATAATGACTGTGACTCAGGTTAAAGAGTTCACTTACACCCCTAATGGCGTAAAAATTGAAGTTGTTAGTACGCATGACGATGGCGAGTACATGCTGGTGCGTTCGATTACTACCGGTAAAGTTTTTTTTGCGCATCGGAATCAAGTTATCGAAGAAGTGCGTGAAGCTGACCCCGAAGCTGCTCCTTCTAAACAACGGCGCGGACGTCAGTTAGTTAAACCTGAAGTGCCTGCATTTAATCGAGTCAACATCAACACAGCGCCTCCTCAGTTACTGACTCAGGTACTGAAAGGCGTGGGCATCAAAACAGCTACAGATATAAAAGAGTTGCAGCAGAGTATGCCTGGCGAACGTTTTACTAAGCTCGATCAGTTGAAGTCCATTAAGGGCATTAACTGGGACGAGGTTCTTGAAGACGGAAATGTGTACGTAGAATGATGTAAAGAAGTCCTGCTGAGACGTGGCACCTTTAACACCGCAAGAACTGGAGCAAATCCAGAGCTACTTATCTCAGCAGGGCGTTGTTTTTCAGCCCGATACAACAGACGCTACCAAACGAGAAGTCGTATATGCTGCAATAAATCAGCTAACACGTAATCCTGCTCAGACGTTTGGATACAGGTTAGATGATTACAATTTCAGTCGTGTTGCATATCACCTTGGTTTTAATATAGCTACGGTTCCTGCGGGGGATTATGCGCGTCTTATCGAAGCGTGTAATTCCGTTCCCAGCGAATATTACTTCGATAAGATAGTTCAGCAGGTAGAACGTTGTGAAGAAGCTGAGCGTCTGACAGAGTTGGCTACCGGAAGAGCGACCAGTCGTCAAGAAACTATTTTAGGTGACGTCAGTCGTTCTATTAATATTCAAGATAAAAGAGAAACAGCTAAAATCTGGCGTGAAAATTATCTATACGAGTGCGATAGATTAGCTCATATGCTTTACGTCCCAAATTACAGGGACCCCGTAACCGCTAGGTACCGGTTTGAACGCAGCGGTGGTGAATTCATTCAGGCCATTCCAGGACCTCCGGATGTGTCTCGTTCGGACCGTTTGTACTTTTACGCAAACTGGCGATAAACGCTATATTTATTAAAGACATAGATGCTGTATGAGCCTCGAAAATACTGGCGAAGGCTTGCGGGCCTTGTACAACCTCGCTACCGATCCCAGGGCTCTCCGGGCCATACAGCGTCTGCCGGGCGAGACAAGCCGACAGATAAATAATCTTTTAAATACTTTCAACGCTGCTGCTAAAAGCGGCACTCTGGGTTTTGATATTCAGAGAAAAGTTTTACTGCCAGACGCCCCCGCCCCTCGGCCCATTCCGACTAAAGCTGAGAAGGCTCTGCAACTCCCGTTGCCTCTTCAAACTCGTGAAGGCGTGCCGGTTTCTTCGCGCACTCCGCGGCCCACGGTCCGAAATCGCGAAACAATTCGTGCGGGTGCCCGCGAACGTGTCGCAGACATGCCTCGTGTGCGTTTACCCGGCGAAGCGCCAGGTCAATTGCACATTGAGTCAGCTCCTGAGCCTCAGTTTAATTACAGAGGTGTCCACATCGCTCCGGAACCGGAGTTTGGTCCCGGTGCACGTCCGCTATCTCTGCGAGAGGCTGACGCCGATACTATGAGTCTGCTTCGCACTCTTGAACCGGGGACAGCCGCGACTCTTGCTCGATTAGCAGACGATATTTCGACTGAGTATAACGTTTCTGCCGGAGAAGCTCTTAAAAACATTACTGGTCCTAGGGGCACAGATTATCTGGCTTATTTAAATACGGTTCAGAAAGGCCCAAGCGGTTCGATGGTCCCTCCTGGGGGCGGCCGAGCACTTCCTCCTGGCGGCGGCGCAGTTCCTCCGGGCGGCGGCCCAGCCATGGGCGGCGGGGATCACGGCGGCGCCTTAGTTCCGTCTCCTGCCGGTGGAGCCGGCCGTCCTTCTCCCGGCGTGGTCGATGACGTTATTGATCTCGAATATCGCCTCATTCGCGATTTACCTACCGGACAACGCGGCGGTGCTCTTGGTCGCATAACTGCTGACTTAGGTAAAGCGGTGCGTGAATCAGGTCTCACTCCCACGCAAATTAAAGCTTTGCTGGCTGGCGGCGGTGCTCTCGGCGTAGGCACGCTCATGGGCGTTATGGGGCGCGGCGATGAAACCGAGTCTGTCGTGCCTCTGACCGACGAACAGGCTTATCCCCGTCAAGGGACGGGTACTCCTTCTTCTCGTACGCCTGGAAGGATGCCCCCTTCAACCACCGGGCAGGCCGGCAGCGGTCAGGTTGTTATTACCCAGGACGGCGGCGATAGCGAATATCGGCAAGCACGCGCAAACGCATTACAAGCTGTTCGTCGCGGAGGTGGCGCAGCTCCTGGCGCTCCGCGCGCACCCATCGCTGCTCCTAGTCCTGATCCCAACGCACCGATCGCTAAGTATTATCAGCAACGTCAAGACTACGTATCGCAGCCTGAGGTTCTCAACCAAATTATTCGGGATGTCTCCGCTCTTCCCGGCGTGGCCCCACAAACTCCTGTTTGGGCTGCGAAGAACCCCACTCTGGCTTATGAGATGCTTCAGCGAGCTAAAGCACGACCTGATTTATCTCAACAAATGCCCCAGCCAACCACTGTAGTGATCGGCTCCCAAATGGGCACTGATTCTGTCAAGAACGCAGCTGGGAATTCTGCATACGCAGCTGCCGCGGCGGATAAATCGGCCGGTGCTTCGGATATCGAGGACGCGATTCGTCCTCTTCTCCTCCCTAAAGCTAATTATGTACCCCTTGGTGGGCGATTTATTCCCTCGGGCGGTTCTATTCCCGCTGTTCCCTTCGCTTGATTGAGGAGAGAAAAAATGTCTGCTGCCGACTTCTACCTTAACCCTCCTACCGTGAAGGGTTACGAGTTCCAAGCTCCTACGGGGATTAATTACGAGGGTTTTCGCCCTGATTTAGGTAATGTTCTCGACATTAACCTTCAGAATTTGGGAGAACCTTCCGCTCCAAGTCCCATGCAACCTGGAGCCCAGCCCGGTTGGGGTAAACAACTAGGGGATTTCCTTGGCGGTGTAGGTAAGCTTGGCGCCGGGTTAGGTGCAGGCATAGCTGCTGCGCGTGGCGATATGCCGATGGCGGGCCAGCTTCTGTCGACTTATTTCCAGGATAAAACTGGCGATAAGGACGAAAGCGAAGAATCTTCGTTGGCTAAAGCCCTGCGTGATCTGAAAGAAGCCGGTTTAATCTCGTTTCAGTTAAACACAGGCGACAAAAATACTGACAAACTCATGATTTGAGTTTAAGATCAGCACAATTATTCCGCACACCGAGCGCACCTAATGGCCTCTACTTCTACAAACAAGCAACCCTGTCTTATCGACCGCCCTTTTTTAAGGGGCGCTCGGATCACTAGCGCGACAGGGACTTGCAACCCCACTAACCCAAATCTGACTGATTTGATTCAGTTAGTTCGGGTAGGTGACCTTCCTTCTGAAGATGCCGCCCTGGTAGAGGATATCACCATTGTCAGCAACGAAGGCTATCCCGACAACAGCGGTCGACGGTCTGTTGATCTTGGTCTTTATGTTTACGCACCTAACCAAGCCGCTCCTTCTACGTCAGCTGCGTTGATGGTTGGTCGTGTTGAGGTTGGTCTCAGCGGTTCGACTCGAGGTATTCCTCAGAGTGTGCAGCTATTTGCCTGTAACGCTCCCACCCCGCAAGTGGGCGATACTAACCTTCTCGCTCCCATTCAGATCGGTAAATCCGAAGGCATTTACCTGGAGAAGGGGTACATTCTCGCCGTGGGCTACATCGGCACCGGAAGCACAGCGGTATCTGGCGGTTTAAGTCCATCTGGTATCACTGTATTTGCTCAGGGAGGATTCTATTGAACTGTGTCACGTAGACGCGGGTCAGACGACTTTAATTTCAAGCCTTTCAAGGCTACAAATCCTGCTGAGTTACCGAAAACAGTAAAGGGCTCCGACAACATCAAGGAGCTAAATTCTCCGTTACCGTTTAAACGTCGCTTTAGGCCAGCTTTAAATACCAAAGATTTTAGTCTTACAAGCGAGTACGACTACGCATCCCTTTGGGTTCGTTGGCGCCGCGGATATGAGCTGAGTATGTACTCTCAGCAAGCGTATGGAGGTTTAACTTATTCGTTTAAGTATTTCGTATCTGGTACTCCTGGACTGGGTGTGTTTCTACCCGGTATGTGTTTTATGTATCCGACCACGCGGACGGATATGCGCATGCACATGGTCGGCATTCGCCCTCGGGATTCGTTTAATTTCTTGAACTTTGGTTACTCGATTGTTTCTGTAACAGATTACGACGCAAACACGTATGCCGTGAAACTAAGCTCCACTTTCGGGGCTCCTATTTCTTTCTTTACTGGCGAAGTTTTATCTAATAGATTCAACGCAGACGGTACAGATAAACAGTACGGATTTAACAACTACACGGTCACAGCCGTGGGCATTGATAATGTGCCTGTCCCTCCGTCATATGCTCCTATATTCAATACTTTGTTTTTATCTCATACAGATAACACAAGCTGGGCTGTTGTCAATGAAAATACATTAGCCATCCCCGCCACCGGGCCTCCGGCGGTTGGAGAATATCTGACAACGGAGATGCGATCTCAGTGTACCTGTTCCGACTTTTTAGCTCGCGAAAATTTTAATCTATACGACGCGTCAATTCGCCGTAAATATCCGCGTACGCGCCCGCAGAACTTTGATCCTGGTTATTTTGACGCGGGTGTTGACGGATCGCCTCGTGTTGTGCCTTCGTCTGATAACCCTGGTTTCGTTAGAACATTTGGTTTTATTTATATTAATCAGATATACAATATCCCTAGTTTTTCTGAAGCGACATACTCGGATCCTAACTTTTTCTACTACCAACCAAAGTGGTGTAAGCATATTTACGCCGCAATGTGGGATCTCCAGCGCGCATACGATCAAGGCGTAGTCACCGGACCGTGGTTACCGCAACCAACAGACGAACCTCTGAACGAGTATTACAGAGAGTATTTCGAAAAAGAATTAGAGCGACAGACCACATTCCTGAAGCGTGAAAAAGATTTGGTCTGGTGGCAGCGATACAGCCCGGCTAAGGACGATATGCCGACGCACATGATGTACCCGGATATGTACAACATGATGACAAAGACGCTCAATGCCGGAGATTTATCAGGGCCGAATACTCTGCAGGGCGCAAGTTTCGAGATGTTTACGATCGACGAGTTCAACCCTTTCGATCCCGCATCTTTTGTTGTCGGGACGTATGATGGCGGCACATATGCAAACGGTGTTCTGGTTAATCAACCTACAAACGTTTTTGATGGCGGTCAGTATTTGAATGGGGTTATAGTTCCTCCGGCTGGTTTCCCTTCTTTAATTAATGGTGGTGTTTATTAAGTGACTTCAACACCCGTTATCCTTCTCCTAAAACGATCAGGTCAGTCTTCTGATCGTCCTCAAACTAGCGTTGTTCAGAACGGCGAACTTGCTATCGCCGTGGGCGCTGCAGATCCGGGTCTATATTTCGAAGACTCTGCCGGAAGCATCCGAAAAATCGGTCCTTCGCACTACGGAACAACTGCGCCTAATTCCACGCCTGTTGGTTTAGCCGGAAACTCCGTTGGTGAGCTGTGGACAGATAGTTCGACAGGAAGTTATTACTTAAAAGTCTGGACTGGCGGCGCCTGGCAAAAGGTAGGTGCCGGCTTTGCGGATTCAGCTACTACCGCAACCACGGCAACTACAGCTACCTTTGCTACTCAGGCTTCTACAGCTACCCTTTCTTCTGGAACGATTCTGGCTTCGGGTGCTGTATTTTCCCGAACAGCAACTTTAGCTTTGGGAACAATTTTAGCTTCAGGTGCTTTATTTGCTAATACAGCAACTTTAGCTTCGGGAGCAATTTTAGCTTCTGGAGCCATTCAGAGTTCTACGTTGGTCTTAAGTGGACTCCCTAATCCCGTTCTAAATCCGTCCGGAACTCTGATTTATCAGGTTCAGCCGTCTGGTGTTTTCGCAGCCGGTCTGTATGTTCGAGCTACCGATACTTGGCTCCTTGTTTAAGGACGCAAAGTGCTCTTGAGGAACCACGAGGCCTTGAACATCATCCCTACGAGTTCCGCCAAGTAGTTTTCAATATCTGGAGCATCGACTTCCTTTGCAATCTTTTGCAGATCTTTGGAAGTCATTCCGCAGGTCTCTAAATTCTTCAGATAAACAGTAAGTCCTTCACGGGTTTCATAAGCTTTTACATGTTTAAAGCCTTTGTAAGCGCTCAGTAAACCGCGCTCACACATAGGCATCAGAAAATCCATTGTGCGCACAAATTCGGCGATCTGGTCGAATTGCTCGATATGCGCTTCGTACTGTTCTTTCAGGAACTCATGAATCGGCAGAAACAGAGGACCTTCGACGTTCAGATGGAGTAAATGGCTTTGAACATAAAGTTGATGTAAATAAGAAGATAAAGACACCAGTCCAGAAATTAAATCCTCGACTGATGCCTTGTTCTCCTCGTCCCCCGTCTCCAGCTCTTCAAACATCTGCTCAGGAGCCTCTTGCGGCGCAGGCGTGGTGCTGAAAGAACCGGAGAACGTCATTTTTTCGCTATCAGAAAGAGCAAGCAGCCGCAGTTGCGGGCTCTGCAGTTTCCACTTTAGCGGCGGATGAAGTCTTCAGGTACTCCTCGAGTGCGTTTTTATTCACGCGATACAGAGATTTGGCGCCATTAGGCTGCAAATTCACGAAGATTTGCTTGGGCCATCCGCCGGGTTGGTTGGACTCAGTCAGAGCAATACGTTTGCGCACAAAACCAGAGCTGCAGTTCAGGAATTCAGCGGTCTCTGCGATTGTCAGAAGATTCTTGTCGTCAGGCATGACGATATAGAAGATGAATTACAGAGGACACTATAGAGCTTTTTCTGCTCTGCGTAGTCCTGTGTGGAGGAGTTCATGTACTCTTAAGGTTTCTGTTGAGCTGTGTGAAGCGTTGTAGTATTTACAATATTGTTAGATTCTGTGTCCATATGGCTATTCGTATCGCTGGGGAAATTTTTAAAAACTACAACGTCCCCAAACGAGACGTTCAGAGCGGTAAAGAATTCTCCGTGGCAGCCAAGGAAGGGGACACTGTGCGTTTAGTGCGCTTTGGTGATCCCAATATGGAGAACCGTAGTAACGAACCAGATCGACGCCGAGCTTTTCGTTCGCGTCATAGCTGTGACGAGAAGAAGAGCAAATTGACTCCGGGTTACTGGAGTTGTAAATCATGGTGAGTACAATGTGTTTTCATTTTATTTATAGCGCATAACGAAAGCTTCTATTTTTCGAAATAATGTGATACGGAGATACTGGGAGTTAGACTCTGAGTATCGGCAGCCGGCACATGGCCTCCAAGCGTGATTCGGAGCACACAGGGAACTTAGCCTGCGGTTTGACGCTAGAGGACGAGTTCGTACTTACACGCATTCGTACTAAAGCACACACACTACATAGTAAGGATCGCGATAATTATCTCTGGGATAAAGTGTTTAAGTTGATCTGCCGAGAGAGGGCGTATAAAACAGTAATGGCTGAAGTGGGCATCGCTGTGAATACAAACATGAAGTTATTTGATGACGAAGAACTGAAAGAAAGTTGAGCAAAGATTAAACTAAAATCAGCGGATCATATCCCTGCGATTTTCATCTTCTAGGCAAAAATTCAAAACATGCCATACACCACAGAGCAACTTAAGCAAATCGCTAGGCAAAAAGCCCGTGATTTTGGTGTTAATCCGGCTATTTTTGAGCGCCTTATAACTACAGAGTCTGGGTGGAACCCCGCCGCTGTTAGTCCTGCCGGAGCGCAAGGACTGGGTCAGTTGATGCCTGCAACTGCTCGGGGCCTTGGTGTGTCTGATCCGTCAGACCCGGTTCAAAACATAACAGGAAGTGCTAGGTACCTCAGTCAGCAATTAAAACGTTTCGGGTCATATCCCAAAGCTCTGGCTGCGTATAACGCAGGCCCCGGCAACGTGGAGAGATACGGGGGTATTCCGCCTTTTAAAGAGACGAGAAATTACGTAACCAAAATTTTAGGCGGGACCGCTGTTCCTACGGGGGGCATGATGGCTCCCCGCGGCCCAGCGCAAACTCCAGCCCCTGTTCCAGCTCCTGCTAATGCCGCGCAACGCATTCAACTTCCCCGATTCGACCTTCGCGGCGCTTTGAAAGGTCTGCTGCTGCGTTCAGCTGTCGAAGGTTTGGGGACACCAAACAGCGCAGCCGAAGCTATACAGCTCCAAAACCGTGCCGCTGAATTGGCGGATGCCGGCTACGAGGATGAAGCGGATGTTCTGGAGTCGCAGTCGATCAGCAAGCTAGCCGAATCGACGCAGCAAGTAGGTTTAGATCCATCAACATTAGCTAAAAACATCTTGGAGCTCAGGCAGCAGCAGACGGCATATAACGCAGAGGCTTCTCAGATTGAACGAACACTCAACGACGTGGCCGTGAGTCAGACGGCGCAAGCTGCTGGTGTTAATACCCAGACAGGGGCTAAACCGGGCCAAGGTTTCGCTAAAACTGGCGGAGGTATTTCGTATCCGAATGCTGTTGTCACCTCTGCCGTCGATGCCACGGGCGAACCTGGCTTGGATTTTGCGCTTGCGGGAGGGGCTAACGCGATGTTTGCGACGCCTTTTAATGCTCAGGTTTTAAAAGTCGTTCGCGAACCTAACGCCGCTAATCGAGGTCCAGGCGGCCGTGGGTACGGTAACTATGTTGAGCTTCGAGGTGTTACTCCTGAGGGTAAACCTTTCGACACCTTGATTGCTCACTTTAACGAAATCAATCCGAATCTAAAGCCCGGTATGCGTTTAGCGGCGGGCACGCCTCTTGGTTTACAAGGGACTACAGGTCGCGCTACGGGTCCTCACATTTCTATGGACTTCTTTGATCCCGGAGCTTCTACAGCTAGCCCAGAAATCCTGCGGATAAGAGATATTGTTGCTGGTAGAATTAAGCGAGGCCAAGCACCTTTCGGATAATGGGTTTATTCGGTCCTAGTCCTGCTGAGCGTGCTCAAGCTTCGGTAAATACCGCACGCGATATTCAGAAGCGGACTATCGTTGCTTTACGGCGTCAAAATCAGAGATTAAAAAAACGAGCGAATAAACAACAACAAGCTATAAGCAACCTGGCTCCGATGAGGCCTAAGGAGGCCACTACGCAACTTTCGCAAGATTTTTACAAGACGATCGGTGATATCGGCAGCCAGTACAGTCGACAATTAGCTCAATATGATCCGAATCTGCTCGCTTCACAATCAGCGAAACGGTTTGCAGGTATGTTGTCCTCGAGTTTGAGCGATTACACCAATCGGCTTAACCAAGCAAGTCAAGCTGGAAGTGCTCGGTTATATGCAGCGTTATCTGCACCCATCACACAGTTCCAAAAATTAGCGGAAGATCCTGCTTTTAATAATCTGCTTAATCAGACGTTTATGTCCTACGCGAGTAATCCGCCTACAGTTACGAGCGACGTGGAATCCATGAAGCAACTATATACATACAATGTCTGACGACATAAAAGAGTCAAAACACGAACGAAAGGTCAGGTTTCACAGCGAAGCTCCTTTTGCGAAACACGATTACCGCTATCGAAGCCGCGATGTTATTCGTATGGCCGGTAAGGTCTGGTCGGAAGGCCCGAGCGAACGGCGTCAACGCTTAGAGAGAGAAAGGCTCTCAGGTAAATCTAAATCCACCCCCGTGGGTCTCGGATTTGCTGAGCGAGATGCTTACGGCCCGAATGACAATTTCGGGACCGCACGTTTTCTCAGTAATATACGCGCCCCAGAGGACTATAGAATTCAATAAAGTCCCTGACTCTTTCTTCTGGTTTAGTTGATTCAGGCATATATAAGATAAATCCGTAACATCTTGTGTTAGTTATTTTTGGAAGATCTGGCGTATCCAAGTGAAGCGCAGGTTTCTCCTTTAAAACACACATGGGAAGGTCTAAGCCGATCTTCTGCGTGGTTATTAATGCAACTTCTGTCGAGGTTAGAAAAATAATGGCTTCCTCGAAGTTGTTTCTTAGATACTGCCGATAGCACTCCTCCAACCACACGCGTTGAGCTGACTTGACGAAGCGCTTTTTTCTGCGGAAAACGCTGGAATCGGGCGGTTGTTCGTCGTAAGTCAGGCTGTCCCTGGGCGGATATAAATATACGTTTTTAGCTTCCCACTTTTGCCGAAGACCGTTATCTTTCGCAGTGAAATAACGATCTGCGTTTATTAAAGTGTTCGCGGATTTACTGGAAGCCGGGTCTAACTCGACGCGGCCTCCGAAAAACGCAGATGTGATTCCGATTACGTCTGGCGGAGAGACGAAATCAGTCGCGACTTGCGGCATCAGCGATCCCGTCGAGTCGAGAATTTGCTTCGTCTAAATCGATCACGTGGGCACTTATCCCGTATCGAGAGGCTAAGAGGACCAAAGCTTTATCCTCTTTACTCCCTACTTTCTGAACAAGACCGATAGCTTCCGATAAAAACTTTGCTGTATCCGCGTCACACATTTCTTCTGCTAACGCCATATCCGTTTTTAAGTCCGCTACTGTCATGTACACGCTTTGATCTGGCTTAGCGGGATTGAAGCACAGAGCTCCTGCGCCGGATGCCTTCCGAAATTCTTGGTACAGGGTCACGATGTCCCCTGTTATCATTTTGGCCGTATTAAGACCGATACGGTTCTTTACTTCTGACTTACCGAACAGATCTTTAGCAAGTTTGTCGCGTTCTTTGGAGTTAGCCATTTTGATAGTTGGTGAAGTTCTGCCACGCTGATTCCAAGACTTTAGTCGCATCAAAGAGGAATGCGGAGGTATTGGTTTCCGCCGGGTCAAGCTTGCAGTAATGACGGCCTTCAACCAAACCAGCAGTACCGCCGCTCGCAATGCCAGTATGAATAAGTTTATCGATAACCACAGGAGCGACGTTGAGCCTCGAAGCAATAGCTTTTTTACTAACAAACGCCGTGGTGACCTTGTTTGCTTTTGCATTTGAAATAATTTGAAGACTGGTGTCGATGTTGGTGAGGACTTCAATCAGTTTTTTAAGATCTTTTGTGATGTCGAGAGTCATGGGAAATGGTAGGGAGGCCGCCCCATCACCGGGTACCCGGCAATGCGGTTCGTTTACAAGTCGTAGGAAACGACAAAAACTACGACTACCTCCCAAGATACTGCGTAAGGGCCGTTCTTACCAGACGCAGCGAGTTGAGTCTAAGGTAGTCTCATCCATTCTGCATTAGATAAATCTTCTACAAATTTTAATTTGTTGTTAAATCCGCTTCTGACCCTTTGTCTTATGTCGGACGCCTCAAAGCGTGATCTGTGGTGATAAGGATTTACGCATCCGATAGTTCCGCAAGTTCGTTTCAGAGTGTTGTTACCGATATCAGCTTTAAAGAAAGCGTAGTAAACATTTGCGATTTTTAATCTCTTACCTTCTAATCTCAAATGCGTAAACGATGATTTCCAACACTCGTAAAGGTCTTGATTCTGAAGAGTCAGTTGAGTGAGAACAGCTCTCAATTCAGGTTTTATGTCATCTAGACACGGAAATACCGGATCTAGATCAATTTCTTTAAGACAGTCTTGGCAAACTGTATCAGTCTTTTTGTGAGACTCATTTTTTATGCAGGTCACAGCAGGCTTTCAAGCTGAGTAACGAAATCATCAGGCTCTTCGATCAACAGTTCAATGAGTTTTTCCACGGTTTTACGAATATCTTTTTCTGACGTTTCGGTTGCTTTGCTTTCGTTCAGCATCAACCAGTACTTATGGGCGTTAAGAAGATAAAGGTGTGTCTGTTTCGCCCGCAGAGCTTGCGTTTTCCAGCGATCAAACTCAAAACTGCTGTTGTGCCGACTGCTTCCAGTTTTTAGCTCCAGCTCGCGAATCTCGATTTGAAGCTCGATATCGCGGATTGTGTACTCCGTAGATGAAATCTTAGCTTTGCACTCTTCGATAGATTCAGGTTGCTTGTTATCGGAGTAGATCCACGCAGGGAGATTCTCGATAACGTATTTAGCGTCCCAGAGGCTGGGCTTAATAGGCGTAGCAGTGGTCATAATTCTAAAATTTGCTTAATCAGAGTGTTGAAACGGCCGTTGACGCAATACAGCACGTGGTGTTCAAATGAAATTTTGATGACCAAATCGTACTTAATGAGTCGATTTAAATCTCGTAAGATTTTGAGTTTAGAAGCTCCGAGATTTCCGATTAGGTCTGCTGTAGACAACGGTTGGTCTGATGCTAGCAGACCGATTAAATCTCCGTAATGCCTTATGCAAGCACAGATTTTTTTATATTCGTGATCGTTCGAAGAGACAAGTCCCTGTTGTATTTCGATTTCAGCATCTCCTGAATGGTTTTGTTTCGTATCTTGCGGGCCACCCATGTTTTGACGTCCTCTCGCATTTCAGGTGTGACTTTAGTAGCTGGGCTTGCGGTCAGCATCATGTGATACGGATTAACACATTCTGGATCTCCGCAGGTTGTCAGAATTTTATCGGCGTCAGAAAGAGCGACGTTGTGGAATTTGGCATACACGAATCGCCTCGGTCTCATAATTGTCTTATCTGTAGAATCGACAAGACGGGCAAAGGTACAAGGCAGATAAATGTGCTGATCGGGCGTCAAGGCCAACCGATTCTGCTTGAACCAGACGGCGACCTTATCCGATGGGCTACGGGCGGCCCGCAGCTCCTCTAGGCAGATCGGACAGGCGTAGACCCCGAGGACGGGGTGGGACCGTTCTAGGTCGCTTGTCGCCACGTGGATGGTTTCGTGGCGGCCGCATTTGCAGTCCAGACTCGAGACATCGCCGCGCTCGACGACTTGGAATGAGTCCAAGGTGTAGAGCTTTGAGATTGGGCCTTCGGAGGGCTCAACCGGCGTTTGGACCAGTAAGCCCAGCACTGAGACCAGTATGGGGTTGAACATAGACGTACACCAAGTTGCACGGTGTTCACCCAAGGATAGCACGGTTAACCTTGACCCTTCTAATTACTTTTTCTCTTAAGAGGGCTACTTAACGCAACTTGCCTGTCGCACTTGAGTCTCGGCTTAGCGGCTTAGTTACGTTATTTAATTAGGGTGTCGGTCGCGTACGCATACTATTACCTAATTTAATTTTAAATATATTTATAAATCTCCGCAGACACGCAATTCACGTTATACCGACCCTCCTAAAAACTTTTTTTCCGGTCAGTCGAGCACGAATCCAGCGTGGGTTCCGGTGGTTTTGGTAATTCTTAAGGTTGTCTGTTAATATTTGTGCATAACACACCTTAGGTGTTCCCTGTGACGACTCTGACTGACCTGCCTTCTCCTGCGAACGAGAGCCCTGATGCCGAATTCTGGGCTGAGTGCCGTCGACGTGCTTTAGAATGGAACATACCCGCCTGGCAGCTCGCTGAGGAGGGTTTTCAGCACCCTGCCCTTGACGCGCGCACACGTAGGGGGTAGGATTCACATTCACATCAACTTAAATTTTTAAAATGTCAGAGACCCTGACCGAAGCTCAGCGCGAGTATCGATTCCAACAGCTTTATGAGATGTATATGGAGGGCAAGTCGTACCGTGAACTGGCCGCCCTCTTTAAAATCAGCGCTGAACGTGTCCGCCAAATTTTACATTCGGGCGTTAATGACACTCAGTTAAAAGAACTGCGTCGCCGAATCGATAACCGGTGTATGAACACCTGGAGGGCAAAAGAAGTTTGTAACTTGCTGGACGCAGGTCACAGCTGCCGCAAGGTTTCTGAGATTTTGAATATCTCGATCTCGGCTGTTAAACGTGTTTCAGCTCGGCATAGGAAAAACGCACCAGTTCGCCTTACACCGGGAGTAAAATCAATTTAATATCCGATCTTAGTCCTTGCAGGATGTAGAATCGAGATTAGGAGGCTAGATGTAAACTTTCTCGATGACCCTAGCTCCTTGCCCCACTCACGGAAGTACATATCGCGCTCTACATGAGCATAACTTCCGCGGCATCGTGGAGGTCATCGACGATCTTTTCCTTACTATTTCTGGAGTCGTGGGAACAACTAGCTACTCCAGGTGCGCCGTAGGATACCCTTGGAATTTCGAGGGTATTGTACGTGCGCTGGAAGATCTTAACACTACTATAAGCGGTATCCAGGGCGGCGGAGGTGCAAATATCGCCGCTGGTTCTGGTATTTACACAACTACTAGCGGTGACGTCACTCTTATTAACAGCGCTATTGTTGGCGGTTCTGGTGTTTATATCACTTATAGCGGCAGTTACGTAGAGGTTAACGCCAGCGTCACTAGTGCTTCCGGTATTATCTACACCGCAGGTTCTGGTCTTTATCTCTCTGACGGCGGTACTCGCTTTAACGCGCTGCGTACCGGCGGCGGGGTGACTGTATCCGGCAATCCGGCGACGCCTACCGCGAATGGCGACCTTTGGTTTGACACGAATCAGGGGCGACTTTTCGTGTACGCCAGCGGTAACGGCGTATCCTCGCCCGCGTGGTACCAGACCAATAGCGAGGCCTTTGTTCTTAAAGGAGAGCTTCCACCATCTGGAGCCGGTCTTAACGCGCCTCCTCGAGATGGCGCTATTTGGTTTAATACGCTTGTCGGCAATCTATTTATTTACGATGCTGTGACATCGGGTTGGTACGAGAGCGGACCGTCAAGATCTTTTGCTTACGGGTCCGTCGCACCCGCCCCCGCTACTGAGGGTGCGGGATGGTATTCAACAGCAGATAATACACTTAAGGTTTGGAACGGCAGTTCCTGGATTACCGCTTAGACTCTGATCGCATTTTTAGCTGCTCATGGCTAAACCTAAAGGCGTCTTGAACAAGATTGAGTCCAAGCCCAAAACCACTTCGATTGGGTGCAGTGTTTTGTCCCGGCCTAAGCGTCGCGGCAAGAAGCGCTATCGCGGCCAGGGTAAGGGCTAAACTGTAATTATCTATAAGGTCGAGATGGCGACGACAAGTTTTAGAGCTGGCGAATCCATCTCGGCCGGCCAGGCTGTTTATGTGACAGCTTCGGGTTTTCTGCATAAAGCCAGCGCTGGTAATTTCACTCAAGCCTCGGTTGCCGGCGTGGCCATCGACAACGGCACGCCCGGTTCTCTTGTACGCGTACAATCTGACGCTGTTTACTCCAGTTTTTCTGGGCTGACACCCGGCGATTATCGCTTTTTGTCTATTTTGACTTCCGGTCAGCTTGTTTCTTACAGCGGCTGGGCCGCTGAATTAAATAGTACAGTTTTATCTGGCGCGTACTTAACTAACATCGGTCGCAGTGTTTCTACGACTAGCGTCGATGTGGAGATCCAATCGCCTATTTTTGTTCGTAATCCTATCTGATTCCGGCTGTTTTACTGGAATCGTTTAATTCGTGAGTTGCGTATTTTATAATGACCTTTAGCGAACTCATTCGGCCCTAAAACGGAGTTTATTGATCATGGGTAGGATTCGTTTAACGGGCGCAACTAGCGGTTTTACCGAACTCCGGGCTGCTAACGCTGCAGGTAATAACACCATCACTCTCCCTACGACAACTGGCGGCGAGGTAATCGTTAGCGATAGTTCTGGGAATGTAAATATAGATAGCGGCACTTTTTACGTTGACGCTTCGAATAATCGAGTAGGGATTGGCAATACTACGCCCAGCTATTTGCTAGATCTACTTGGGAGTGCTCCGCGAATCCGCGTAAAAGATTCCTCAACGGGCGCAGCCTTCCATCATTTTGAAAATAACTCAGGAAACTTTTATCTTGGGATTGACAACAGCACCGGAGGATCGCTGAGCGCAGGCAACTATGCCAGGGTGCTGTGGTCTCAAGGCGCATACCCGCTTGTATTTGCGACAAATGACACACAGCGGGCTCAAATTGACTCAAGTGGGCGCCTCTTAGTTGGTACGTCTAGTGCGCGTGACAAGTTTAATAATTCAGCATCAGGGCAAGATCCGCTG